GATCGTGCCTTCAGCGAGCCACGCCGCGTTCACACCAGCCGAGTTGACGCCGTTCCACGTGTTCGACGTGGTCTGCTTCACGTTGCTGATGCGCCGCCACGGGTTCGCGCTCGAGGCGTTGGTGAGGATGATCGTCGGGTCCAGCACGAACGGCAGCAGATACCCGCCGTTGGCGAGGGTCAGCGACAGGGCCGCACGCGACGCCTGCCCCTGCGGGTCCTCGAGGTAGTCCCGGAACGCCTGCTGGTACTCATCGCCGCCGGTGAGGAGTACATGCCGGGCGATGTTCGACTGGCCGAAGAACTGATCCTGCGTCTTGCGGGTGACCTCTTCGGCGAAGTCGTGGGCCAGGTTGCCCCGCTTCACCTCGAGTTCCACCGCGTCCAGGGCCCGTTCGCGGAGTTCGCCGCGGGTGATGACCAGCGACCGCACGGCCTCATTGTTGTCGTACGGGTCACGCTGGCGGCTGACCACCAGTTCCGGCGTGGTGCTGCCGTAGCGGCCGTTCCCGTTCCCGTTCCCGGCCGGGCCTTCGAGGTTGGCCGGGTCGTCGGCGGCGCGGGTGATGCCACGCACCCGTTCCATCCGCTCGATAATCGGCTTGCACTCGCCGTCCAGCTGCTCCCAGCGTTCCACCAGGGTGTCACGCAGGTCGCCGTCGTTTTCCTCGGTGGTCTCCTCGGAATCTTCCATCCGCTGGAGCTCGGCCTTGATACGGGCCATCTCGTCCAGCTTGTCCTTCAGCGCGGTCATGTCCGCGCCTCCTTCGGTCTGGTTACCAGACCAGCCCGATCCGTTCGCGGATCTCCTTCGACCGGAGCGCGTACAGGGCGTGCTGGTGATACCGGGCCGAGTGCTCTTCACCCTCGACGGGTGTGAGCGGGTCGCCGGTGGCGAGTTCCCCATCCGGGGGAAGTGCCGGGTCGTACTCGCCGAACTCGTCCGGGCCCGGGATGAACGTCCCCGGGGTGGACATGCGGACGCCGAGAATCTCAGCACCCGAGTATGCGGGCCACAGCACCGGGCCGTACTCACGCAGGCCCAGTTCGGTGCGGTGGACAGTGCGCAGGTTCCCCGCGCTGTCAGGCCGGTACCGGTCACCACGCCGCAGCTGCGGATCCGACCGCATGATCCGCCCCGTGAACGACTGTGACGTGATCGACCCGGACCGGATGTTCTCGAGCACCTCATCCGCCAGCGGCGTCTCGGAATACCGGGTGCGGGTCAGCAGCCCGCGCGCCTCCGCGCGGATCTCCACCGGCACACCGATCGGCATGGAAAACCGGTCCGACGCCGCGCCGGACAGGTCCCGGCCGTGGTTCCACAGCACCTTCACTGACCCTGGGAAACCGCCCCGCGCCCGGGATGCGTGGTCGATGGCCCGGTTGAACGCGGACGGGTCGATCACCTCGACGTAGTGACCTTCGTGGTCCTGGATTTCGGCGGGCTCGCCGAACACCGCGGCGTACGCCTCGACGGTGCGGCCGTCACCGCCGTCCGCTGAGCGGAGGATGTGAATGTCCTCGAGCGGGTACAGGCGCATGAACTCCGCGCGGGACGCGCCCGCTGGCTCGCTGACTTCGTGCCCGTGCTTCGCCATAGCTGACCTGATCCGTCCCTTGATGGCCGAGAGTTGTTCGGCGGTGTACTGAGCCGCGTTTTTGGCCTGGTTGATGTACGACCAGGCCGCTTCCACCTTGTCTGCGGACAGCGGATACCGCTTGACGCCGGGTTTCCCGGACTTGCTGGCCTGGTTGCCGTCAGCGTCGAGATAGCCGGGGTCGGCGTAGGGGACATCGCCGTACGGTGCCTTCGTGTCCGCCATCGCTGCCCTTCCTGCGTGCTGCGCGTACCACTTGCCAGTGGCCGCGTGATGGGCCAGGTTGCAGTAACCCTTCGGGTCACGGATGTACTTGCCGAGCTCGGTGACACACCGGTCAAACGACCCTGGCGCTTCCCACTGGATCTTCGCCGCGCCCTCGCCGTGGACCCAGTAGGCGTGCAGCCGTTCCGTGCCACGCGGGTTAGTGACCGCACCGGCTACGCGGACGGCACCGGTCTCATCCATGACCGTTCAGCGACCTGCGCGCCGACGTCGGCCGCGGGGTCGGCCGCGAACCGTCACCACCATCACCCGCCGACGCCGGACCCACCGCCAGCCGCGGCATCGTCGGCGGCAACGGATCCGCCGTCACACCCGGCTGCGCCTGCGGCAGCAAATGCTGCACCTGCGGCCCGCTTGACGGTGTCCCCACGCCGCCTGCTTTCAGTTGCGACAGGTCCATCGCATCCACGGCCGCGATCGCCGACTCGTGGGTGTACCCGGCCTGCACCAGCGCCAGGAGTGCCTGCGCCCGCACCAAAGCAGCCTGGCCACGTTCCATCTCCCCGTCCTGCAACGCCGCGATGTCAGCCGTGTCGAACCACAGCCGGTTCCCGGCCGGGACGTCCAGCACCTGCGACAGGGCCCCGCAAATTGACCGCCACTGCGGCCGCGCCCACACGTTCGCGAACTTCTGCATGCTTTCCTGGTAGCCGCGGCCCGCGCCGCGCAACGGCTCAAGGCCCACCAGCACACCCGGGACGCCAGCTGCGGCCAGGATCCGTTCCGTACCCACCGACGACACGGCCGAGAAATCCATCTGCGTCATGCTGTTACCGATCACGGTCGCGTCCGCGCCCTGATCCAGCACCAGCGTTTTGAACGCGTTATCGACACCGCCGTACCGGGCCGTCATCCGCTCCCGGATGCCATCGACGGTGCCCGGCGACAGTTTCTGCGCGTACTTGATCAGCAGATTCGGCGAGGCGTTGTTCTGCAAATACCGGATCTTGTACTGGGTCAGGCCGTCGTCACCGGCGACGTCCCGGTAAATCGGCGTCAGCCACGACATGCCCCGGAAATCCGCCGCCGGATCCGGGATCGGTGCCCAGTGCACAACCTCATCCGCCGGGTAAAACTGACCCCGGCCCTGGTCAAGAACACCCTTCGGTGGTTCCCACCAGTAACCGATCTTCCGCCGGTACGACCCGCCACCCGCCACCGGAACGAGCTCGGACACGATCGTCGTCCAGTCCGGCCGCAACCTGACCAGCCGGTTCTCACCCGGCGCGTCCCACGTGAACACGTTCCCCGCCAGCGACACATCCTGCTCAGCGCGGCCCAGCAGATCACCCGTCGTCGTGTTCGGCCCGAACGGTTCCTCCAGTTTCGCCAGGCCCGTGTTCCCGAACAGGTGCTTGTCGTCTTTGGCCTGGAACTGGAACCTGACCTCCGCGAACAAGGCCATGCGGACGAGGATGGCTGAGAACACGATCGCCGACGACGAGTTCGCCTGCTGCGCATAGGCCGCGAGTTGCGGCATCACCGGTTCCCGGTCCGGCCCGGCGTACGACGTAGTGAGGACCGCAGCGCCGGACGCCATGCCTTCCCAGTAACCCGCCCGGTGGATCAGCCGGTCAATCAGCCGCGTCACCGGACCACCCGGGCGTCTGCCCACTTCACGCAGTAGGCGTAGCGGCCCCCCACCAGCGCGAGGCCTATCAGCGCGGAGCCGTAGCGGTTCTGCCGCAGCCGGAAACCGGGATCAGCTACCACGTACCGGTAGACGCGCGGGCGATGCCGCTCTGCCCGGAAGTCGCACGGTGGTTCCCTCACGACGCGCGGGCCCTCTCAAGCACCTGCGCCAGGGTCGGCACCTCATGCACCTGCGGCTGCGCGCGCTGCCCGTCGTCGAGGAACAGCACGTACACGCCCACACACAGCGAATCGAAGATCAGGCACACGCCGAGCGCCCACACGCCGATCAGCGCACCACCGCCCAGCACGCCAGCCAACGCCAGGCACAGCAACACGACCAGACGACGCATGAAAGAAACTCCTAAAATGGCTGTTACCGGGAGTGGCAGCCAGCCGCAAACTGGCACGTCCTAAAGACTGCGGGCCACGCTTGGCCGGTCTGCGCGTACTGGCCTTTCGCCTGCCGCGGTCCCCGGGTCCTAGATGACCCATGCGCCGGGCTGGGCGAGTTCCTCCCACCGCGCAAACGCCCACACAGCAAACGTCGCCGCCGTCAACGGCGACTGATCCACACCCACCCGCCGTTCCCACGCCTGCGCCCCCGCCAAAGGACGCTGCTGCGCCGCCCGCACCGCCGCCGTCAACGGCGGCTGATCCAAATGCGCCAGGCCACCGTCGTTCACCAGGTCCAGAAACTCGCCGTGAGCCACCGCCACGTCCGCAGTCGACGGCGCCGTGACCATGATCCCGGCCTCCGCCAGCGGTTTCAGCAACGTCCCGGCCTGCGACCGGCCATCGACGACCACAGCGACCGGGTCATGACGGCGCCACAGTTCACCCAGCCGCGGCACCGCACCCCGCGGATGCGCATACCACACCAGATCAACCAGAACCCGCGACCCGTCAACCTCACGGCCCGCGGCCACGATCGCACAGTTCTTCCGGTCCTCAGAAATCTCACACCCGAACGCGACCTCGCCGCTCACAACCGGGCCCCCGCCACGGCACACGCCGCCCACGCGTCAGCGCGGATAACCTCCCACGCACCGCCGTCCACCGGGTAGTCGCCGACAGACAGACGTTCCCGCGCGAACGCGTCCACCGTCAACGCAGCCTGTTCAAGCTCCACATACTCCCGAGAGATCCGCACACCAAGCCCCGGATTCGCCTGCGCCCAGCACGCCGGGTCCGCGGCGTCATACCGGGTCTCATCCACCGACCACTCAAAAAACGCCAGCGACAGATCACTGCCACGCAGGCCACGATCACGCACCCGGCCCAACTGGAAACTATCCGGGCCACCAGCAGTCGACGTGTACCAGACCTGCGGATTCGGCCGCGTTGACAGAGTCGGCAACATCGACGCCATCGCGTCATCGGAAATGTTGAACGCCTCGTCGAGGATCACCAGGTCAGCGGCGAACCCGCGGCCCGCGCCGTTCGACCGGGCGATGAACCGCAGCCGCTTCCCGTTCCGCAACTCGATCGACTCAGACCCGTGCGACCGGATGACCTTCTTGACCTCGCGACTGAAATCCGGGTTCGCCTCGATCAGGCCCAGGATCCGCCGGAACGCATCCGCCGCCGTGTCGAACTTGTGCGCACTGTGCAAGATCAACTGCACGTCGTCGAACAAGAACAGCGCCGCCAGTTCCAGCGCCTCCAGAACCGCGCCCTTGCCGTTCTGCCGGGCCAGGATCAGGCACACCTCAAACGCGGCCCACCGCTTCCCGCGTGTGGCCAGAGCCTGCCGCAAAACATGCTGCTGCCAGTCGTCCAGCACCAGCCCCGCCTGCTTAGCCAGCTCGATCGCGTCCTCACCCTGCGACCAGTCATCCGCAGGCGGCAGCGACTCCAGCCGAGGTCGCTGGTCACCCAGCAGCAGCGCGGGCGGCGCGGCGAGCACGGAGGTCGTCAATACCGCTCCTAGCCTTCGGTGCGCCCTTCAGCAGATCCGTCATCGTCCCCCGCAACTCCCGCGCAGCCTGCGCAGCCGACGCCAGCCGCTTATCCGGATCCACCTCATCAGCCTCGTCAAGCAACCGGGCCAGCGTCAGCGCAGACGCCGCCAGCGTCCCACCACGGTCCTCAGCCGGAAGCCGCCGCAGATCACGCCGCACCGCCCGAACCACCGCTCCACTCACAGACGGTCACCATCCAAAGGTTCGCGCGAAGTTCAGGGGGGGGTCCAAAAGGCTGCGGAGTCGGCTGACCATGATCATCACGGCTGGCGATTCGTTGACCTGCGGGAATGCTGACCGGTGACCATCCGGGATGGTGGTTCAGTGGCGGGGTGGTCGATCAGTGGAGCTGACCATGGTTACTGTGGGTGACGGTGGTCATGGTGTCCATCCGTCGCCATGGCGTCCATCCTTCGCTTGTGCATGGTCACCATCTGCGTGCTGTTGCCCAGGTGCTGACCGTGCGTCGTTGCTTGTTGCCGCGTGTTGCGCCTTCGCCGCGGTTGTGGCGTCGGCATGCGAGGCCGGGTAGGTAGCCGGTGCGGTCGGCGTTGTGTGGCAGGTCTAGGTATCGGCGTGCCACCTGGATTGGCCACCACAGGAGGGGTTCGCCGCCGTGTGCGCAGATGTCGCCGGGCCGGTATGCCTTGAGTCGGCGTTCGCGTTCGGTGCGGTGGGTGTGGCCGTAGCCGCGTGCTGTGGTTGTGCCTCGCCGCGCCCACCGCTGCATATCGCGGAGGGTGCGGGCCATGGGTCAGGGCGCGGGTGGTGCGAGTGCGGTGATGGAACCGACTGCGGCGGTGAGCGCGGCTGCGTGGGCGTCGAGTGCGGACAGGTCCAGGGCTGGGTTGGCGGCCTGGAGGGCGGCGATTTCGGCGGCGATGTTGGTTGCGGCGGCGTTGAGGGCTTCGATCCCAGCTTCGATGGTGGTGACGTCGGCGTTGACCTCGTCCTGCTGGCTCATGAGGATGTCTACCTTCAGGTGGAGTGCTTGGAGGGATCGGAGGAGGGCCGCGTTGGTGATCATTCGTTGCCCATGGTGGGCCTCCGGGTATGAGAAACGCCCCGTACTGTCCCGGTTGGGGATGGTGTGAGGGCGTGAGGTGTCGCGCCCATTAGACCACACGGGTCTCAGCTAAATGAATCACCGATCGTGGCGGAACGCGCCGCCAGCACGGGCCATGCCTGCGGCTTCTGGCACGGTGCGCGGGATGGGTGGCGGCAGCATGGCCAGCTGGGTGACGGCCTGATGGTAGGTGAGGTACGACTTCCCGGCGGCGTGGCGGACGTTGTTCCCGAAGCTGACTAGCTCGAGGTTGGCGCGCCGGTTGTCCCAGCGGAGAAGGTTGCGGTGGTTGACCTGCTGGGCGGGTGGGATTTCGCCTTCGGCGGCTATCCAGATGACGCGGTGCGCGGCGACTGCTTGCGGCCCGGTGTGGACGTAGCCGTAGACGCTGGCGGCCATGCGTTCGGCGCGGGTGCCGTCTGGCCAGTGGAGTGTCCCAGCTTCGGGGTTCGCGATGATGAGGCTGCGGCCGAGGAGGGCGGCGGCTATCCAGTCGTTATCAGCGAACTGTTTCGATGTGCGGGCGGCTTCCTGGGCGTGGGCTTGGACGATGGCTTCGCCGTTGTAGAGGCTGAGCGGGTGCCCGCGGCGGCCGGTGCGCCTGTAGCCGGTGACGGGAATGGCGGCGATGGTGATGAGTGTGGCTAGCTGCCGTTCGGTGATGGCTGGGGTGAGCATGGTGAGGGCTTCGTGCCGCGTTATGTCCATGGCCGCTATTTTCGCACTTCGCAGCCGCTTCTATGGCTAATTCCTGAATGAGGAATGGGGCTAGCGCGGCGTGCAGGCGGATGATGTCGGTGGCTTGGTAGACGGGCGTTGGGTGGCCTGGCTTGCCGGTGCGGCGCACACCGGAGGGTGGTATGCGGAGTGCGCGGATGATGGCACGCAGTTGGTGTTCGGACAGTGGAGGGTTGAGAACCTCACACGCCTCGCTGAGCGTGAATTGCACCACCTCCACACGGTCATGGTGCCAGTTTCCACCGGCCGGTGTGGTCGCCGTGGCGTGGGCAGTCGGGCTGGGTGAGGTACCGTTCCCACGTTTTCTTCCCGGTGCGGCGCCAGACGCAGATGCACTGTCCGGGGCGGTAGGTGGCCCGGGTCATGACGGATCCCGTCGCTGCCAGCGAATGACCAGAAGTGGCAGCGGGCAGACGTAGACCGCTTTCGGGGCGATGTAGACGCCAACCCAGATGTCGCGGGGTTCGATGTAGATGCGTAGCCGGGTCATGTGAGGTCTTTGAGTGCGTCGGGGCCGGGTTTGTGGCCTTGGATGGCGCCCCAGCGGAGTCCGGTGCAGGCGATGGCGAGTTGCCGCCAGCGGGGGAGGGTGGCCAGGTCGGTGGCTGGGCGTGTCCAGTCGAAGAGGCGGCCGAGGTCAGTTGCGGCGGCGAGTGCGGTTTCGAGGGTGGGGTAGGAGCCGATGGCGTTGCCGGAACGTAGGTGGATGATGGGCCAGTCGGGTGGGATGCAGGCGATGACGAGGCCGGGGATGGGTGTGGGGACGGCGGGTGCGGTGTCGGTGCGGCCTGGTCGGCGGACGCGGATGATCGAGCTCATGTGACTAGCCCGTCGCGCCAGACGATTTCGGGGGTTGCGGTGAGCCGGTTCCGGTCAGCGAACCCGACCGGGTGCTGCCCGTCTGAGTCGGTGCAGGTGCCGTAGCGGAGGCAGGTGACACGCCCTGAACGGGGATACAGGCACATCATGCCGAAGCCGCAGTAGGGGCAGGTGGCTTGGACGCGTTGGGGTCGTTCGGCCTGGTCGATGGGTGCCAACTGAAGGATGGCGGTTGTCCACCGGGTGATGAGGACAACGGCTTGGCGTTGTTCGGTGTCGGGCTGGGCGTGGGCGAGGCGGGTGACGGATGTGATCGTGGCCCCGGTGTGCGCGATCGCGTGAGGCTGCCCGGTCCGCCATGAGGCTTCCAGTTGGCGTATGCCTTCTACGGCGGTTAGGAGGGTTTCGGTGACGGCCGCGTTCCACGGGGGTTTGGACGAGGGGGCGGCGCGGGTGGTGGTGCCGTCGGTGTCGGGGATGTGGGTGCGGGCTTGGGCTTCGGGGAGGATGGTGCGCAGTTCGGCGCACGCGTCGCCGACCGCAGTCATGGTGTGTCTCCTACGCAGCGCAGAACGCGCATCCTTGCTCCTCAAACAGGGTTGGCTGCAGGTCTTCGCCTGCTTCGTGGCGGTGGCGAAGTTCCTCGAGACTCATGGGCCGGTTGCCGCCGTTGCGCCGGTCCCGCAGGATCGATACGTCCCCCAGGTCTGCGCGTAGTTCCTGTTCGCGCTGCTCGGCGTAGGCGTACCGGTCGGGCATGACGATCAGGACACGTATCCAGTGCTCGATACCGCCTTTGACGCAGCCGGGGCAGTTGGCGTGTTCGAAGCCGAGGTCGTACATGCGTGATGGTTTGATGCCGACGCTGGCTAGCTGCCGCCGCAACTGTGGTTTCCACAGCGGCGGCTTCCATTCGGCCAGCGGCGCGATGGCCTCATAGGGTGCCCAGCGTTCTTTGATGGCTGGCAGGCGGTGCTGGCGGTGACGTCGATGCCGACGATGACCCTGGCGCTAGACAGCGCGTTGGCGTCCATCCATTCGCGGGCGGGTTTGGTTTTCAGTTCCCATGAGCAGTGGGCGAGTTGGGAGTTCCCGATCCATCGTTTTTCGCGGAAGACGTCCCAGATGTCGCGGCCGTCGCGGAGGTTGATGAGGGGGACGCCGAGGTTGGCTGCGGCTTCGTCGCGGAATCGAAGAGTGTCGGGGTCTTCACCGACGTAGGGGTTGGTTCCATCGCCGCCGACGTCGGTGAATAGGAGAATCATGCCGTCTGGGCCGTGGGTGTCGATCCAGCGGCGGCAGGCACCCCATGAGCTGACACCGCCGGATAGCGTGCCGACTGTGTGGATCATGGTTGTTCGCTGATGATTTCGGCGACGATCACGGCGAGTTCATCCCCCTGTTTGGCGCGTGCTTGTTCGATGAGGTGGCGTCGTTCGTCGGCGCGTATGGCGGGTTCGATGGCGGTGAGGATGGCGCGTGCTTGCCATTCGGTCATGTGTTCGTGCATGCGCCGGTCGGTGTAGAGGCCGGGTTGGCTGATGGCGCGGGCGATGATGGCGGTGGGTGTGGCGGGTGGCTGGCGTTGGCGTCGGCGTGCTTTGTCGCGCCACACATAACCGGCGGTCATTGGCCCGGTGCCATGTCGTACGCTCCGGCTGCCGCATTCTCGTCGCGGCGGAGTTGGTCCAGGTCATCGGCGAGGGCTTCCAGGTGACGGGCGATGATGCGGGCAACTTGGGCCACACTGCTGGTGTCGGCCGTGAACTTGATCACGGCATCTGACGGCTTCATGGGTTCACCGGTGTCCACGTTTGGCCGTGGTCGGCGGTCTTCATCCGGTGCCCCGTCCACCCCATCGCCGGTGATACCAGGATCCCGTCGCTGATCACCGCCGGTGGTGGGCTGACCGGCCGCGGCCACTGGCCGAAGTCGATCGCGTTGCCCTGATGCAGGTTGACGTCCGCAGCGCCGAATACTTGCTTGATCTGCTGCACGAGCACGGCGCGGTGGTCGACTTGGCCTGCTGACCAGGCGAGTGTCTGCCATCCGTGGGTGATGAGTTTGGCGTCGAAGAGGCGTTTGATGGCGTAGTACCCGCCGTACGCACAGACGGTGTGGTTGGGGTGGCCTGCGTGGATGGCGTCGAAGTAGTGCGCCACTGGGCCCAGTTTCGCGAGGGCGTTGGCCGCGGTGTCGGGGAGGTGCGGGGCGTAGTCGCCGAGGTCGAAGTCGATCGAGTAGTACACAGCGCAGCCGGTCATGGCGAGGGCAGCCATCTGCCGGTTGGCGAGGGCTACGTCTTTGGTGCCTTGGGGTGCGCCGTTGACAGCTGCGTTCGCTGCGTATTCGAAGGACACGAAGACGGAGACTCCGGCGGCGTGGAGGACGGCTTTTTCGGTGGGGGTGAGGTTTTTGCGGATGCAGCCGAATCCGGGTTCGCAGTCCCATCCGATGTAGCGGCCGACTGCGGTGATGCCTGCTGCGTGGAGGGTTTGCGCTGAGGGGCGGAAGGTGGAGTAGTCGATGATCATGCGGTGTCTCCTAGGTCGTCGAACAGGGTGGGCTGGTTGTGGACGTCCCGCAGCCAGCCTTCAACTTCGGCGGTGCCGAGCTCGGGCCAGCGGAATTGGATGTAGCGGCCGTCGACTGAGGTGCAGCCCATGTGCCGGGCGATGCGGGTGCGTTTGAGTGAACTGACACGGCCCATGTGGACGCGTTTCCCGCGGGTGAGGGCTTCGGCGGCGGCGGCGCGGCCGGAGGGGCCGAGTTTGAATGAGTCGGTGCCGCCGAGGAACAGGACGCTGATCTGTGACCAGGGCACCCGGATGTGTTCGATGCCGTCTTGTGCGACGAACGCGACGGGGAATCCGAGGTCGGCGATGACGGGCAGCCAGGGTTTCGACCGTTCGAGGGTGGCTTCGGCGTCGCCGACGACGTCTGGTGCGGCGGCGAAGTGCCACACGCCGCCGGGGATGGCGGCCATCTGCTGCAGGAACGTCCGGTATTCGTCGGGGCCTGGCCAGCCTTGGCCGTAGCAGCCGTTGTCGATGCAGCGGATGGGGTAGTCGGGGATGAGGTTGCCTTGTTTGGGGGTGGCGATGACGCCGAGCCTGCCTGCGCGGAGTGCGGGGCGGGCGGCTACGACTGGCGTCGTGAAGTAGATCATGGGTCTTCGGTGACCTCGACTGACCATGGGCCGGTGTGCCAGCGGGTTGTGACGTGCGCGCCGGGTGGCAGCAGGTCACGGACGCTGCGGGTGAAGTCTTCATGGGTGACTGGTTCGTGGCACAGCGCGTCGATGGCTTCGGCGAGGGCGTGGAGTTCCGGGGCGTTTTCTGGCAGGACGATCGCCAGTTCGCCTGCGTCTTGTTCGTCTTTGAATGGGCAGCGTTTGAGGACCGGCCGGGTGACGGTGATCACGGGGTCACCGTGTCTGGCTGCTGGCGGGTGAGCGCGCGGCGGAGGATCAGGGCGGCGAGGACGACGGCGGCGGTTACGTACGCCTTGCCGACCAGTTGGCCAGCGATCACAGAGAACGTCAGCGGGAACCCGGCGAGGGTGAGGAACAGCAGCGTGTCGGCGACAGCACCGGTGACGTTGGCGACGCTGACGACGCCGCCCCATTTGCGGGTGCCCCATCCGGCGCGGCGGCGCAGGGGTGTGTAGACAGCGAATTCGAGGGATTCGGCGACGAGGAATGTGACACCGGATGCGATCGCGATCTGGTGGGCGGAGACGGCGTAGGAGAGGGCAGCTGCTATCACGATGGCGGCGAGGACTGCGCCGCGGCCGAGGGCGTCTTGCAGGAGGTCGCGGGTCATGATGGCGCCGCCGATGGCGATGGTTCCGGCGGTGGTTACGAGGCCGGGGAATACAGGGATGAGGCCGTAGCGGGTGGTGAGCCAGTTGGCGGCGACGACGCTGCCGATGTAGATGGCCAGCAGGGCGGCACCGGCGAGTCTGGACGGGTTCATGCGGTCTCCTGCTGGTTGTCATCATGTTTGGTGAGTAGTTCGCGGGCGAGTTGGGCGCCGCGGCGGGCGATGGCTGGGTCACGGATGATGCGTGGCGGGACGGGTGTGCCGTAGCCGGGGAGTTTTGATGCTTTGCTGTCGCCGTCCGCGTGGCCGGAGGCCGCTGGCGGACCGGGTGTCGGCTGCTCGCGGGTGTGTCTGGGGCAGTCGTAGGACAGG